ACAAGTGGGAAGAAGTTGAAGAGGATGACGGTTACATCTTTGACCGTTTGGTTGAGGGAGTGAAGGCGGGTGACCGTGTGCGGTTCTGCGCCACTGTCAGCCCGAGCGACGATGACGAGTTGTTCGGTTTCTTCAAGCGCCCAACTAAGGCCGAGATCATCGAGCGAGTGGAGGTTGCCTCCTGACGTATCCCACATACGCTCGCTCGTAAATGCCCGTTCCGGCTGTCACCCCCCCGACGGCTGGAACGGGTATTTCTCATTCCCGTGTGGAAAGGGGATGCCCTTCAGGTAGCAGGTCAGTGTCGAACGCTTTGCCGGGGAAACGGCCAGTCCGTACTGCTTGTAAGAAAGTGTTCACTCTGGCATACGCCCATTGGTCGCTGGAGGTGACATTCGGCCTGACTGATTCCGGGTTCGTGTTGTATGCGCCCACGCCCCTCTCAAAGACCGCTGAGAGCATCCCTAACGTGACTTTCTTACCTTTGCCGGTGTATTTCTCGTTGTGCTCATCGACCTTGTTCTGGAGTCCTTGACGGACGGCTGAGGAAACTTCTTTCGATAGTTCGCCTTCTTCAATGAGCCTGTCCCGTGTCCGGTCAGCCCAATCTTTCGCACGGTCACGGTCAGCCCTGCCGAGGTCGCCTCCCCACAACAGCCAAGCGACCTGCCCCGCAGTTGGCCTATCCGACTCGCCGTCGAGGTAGGCGTTCGCTCTCGGTGAGGTGAGGTCAACTTTGTGGCGTGCGAGCCATGCGGCCATACGGCGAACCTTGTCGGCTGTCATTTGGCCTCTCGCCATCGCTCTCGCTTCACGGACGGTCTTGGGGCGGAGGCCGTCACCGGCGAACTCCAGCATGTCGAGCCCCCGTCGAGCGTTCTCCCGTACATAGGACGGCACGTTAATAGCCATTACTGTTGCTTCCTTTACTGCTCGGCTTCTGCGGGAGGTACGGGAGGGACTCCGGGTAGCGGACGCTGTGAGAGCGCCTGACCGGTCTCAGTGAACCCTCTGGGTGTGGTGCGGAACGGGTCGCCCGGAAGCCCTGTCCCTAAACGGTCGGAAGGCTCATAGAGACGAGTGTCAGTGAGCATCGTCATTGAGCAACGGCAGTTCGGGTGCGCCGGTGGAGCCATCACTTGTCGACCGTTCGGTAACGTGAAACCTTCGTTCACTTTCACTTTCTGGCCTGCCGTTGAAACGCAAATCGGGCAGACATCGAATGGTCCTGTTTGCCATTCTTTCCGTGAATGTTCAGATGAGGCGAGGCCGGAATCTATTGCTTGTTGGTATGACAGTAGGCGTGCTTCGTTGTGCGCCCTCATACGTTCGGTGCGTGCGATGGTTCGTGAGCGTGAGCGGCGGAGGCGTTCGGCGTAGCGGTCGCCTTCTTTACGCATCCCTTGAAGTGCTTTCGTGCCGGTGATGCCCCTAGCCGCATAATCATCAGCGAGAGCCGTGACCCTGTTCACGACGGCACGTTCGTATCGGGTCGTGAGGCCGTTAAGGTTCGCCCCGAGAACGTCGGCGTAATCCCTCACTGAAGGCGAAGGGGTAATCGTTGCGAGTTGAGCGAAGATACCCCTACCCGTTTGCGCCCAAGTGCGCTGTGACTCGAAAGCGTCACCGATCACGTTCCGTATCAACAGCCGTGACTCGTTCGTCATGTTCGTGATCAGTTGGCCTGCTTCATTCCTTACCCATGCGGTCGCCCTCGGGTCGGTGCGGTCAAACCTGAACTGTAACGCCACCTCGGAAGGTAGCGGCACGTCAGCGGCTTTGCCGACTTTGCTGTATTCACGAGCCAAATCTTTACCGACCTCGAGCGCTGATGTTTCCCCGGAAACAATGAACGCCTCCATCAAGGCCTCTTCAATCGCCGCAGACGCTTCCGAAAGCCGATTCAGTACCGTTACGGCGTAACCGTCAGCATCTCCCCCCTCAACAGAATCTAGGAAGGTTTGGTGCGGTATTGACTGCATAGCGCCTAGAACCGCATCAGCGATCTTTGCTTCCAGAACTGAAACGGTCGGCACGCCAGCAGGCCGGAACTCCGGGTGGCCTGCGGAACGGCGCTTCACCAACGGGATACGGCCACGCCCACGAATCGGGTCGGTCGCACGTTTCACGGCACGCACCCTTCCGGGCATGATCAGACTTCCTCTGCGTTACCAGTCGGCAAACCAGCCAACGAGCGGAGATGCCCTTCCAGCGTTTCATCAGGGAACAGCGGTGCGCCAGCCTGAGCCATCGAAGTGATGAACGAGCCGATAGCGCCGAGGTCAACCGATTTCGGTAGCGTCGCCGACAGGTAAGGGGACAGCGTTTCATCAACACCGTTCAACCGCATCAAGCGAGGAATAGCGTGCTGATTGAAGACCTCAACGATTTCCGAGATGTAAGCGTCAAGCGAACGCAAGAACAAATCAACTTTGCTGACCGACAGCGCTTGCGTTCCGACGTTCTCATGGCCGAGAAGTAGGAAGTCAGCGAGAACCGTCATCGCGATACGCTGGTCGTAACGCCCGATGATCGCATCCGTGTCGAACTGGCGGCGGCCACCCGTTGACAGGAGGGTCAGGTCGTAAGCCTTCTGCCCTGTTTCCGGGTCATAGGCGAGCGGGAACACGATGCCTTCTTGCTCGTCACGCTTAATGTTCCTGACGATCTGTTTGATTGCGTCAAGGGCGGCACGTTCATTCGGGGTTGCCGAGTCGGAAAGCATCTGCGGCGGAACGAGTGCGACCGGAAGTCCAGCGAGGTCACGCTCAATACCGATCGCTTCAATCTCTTGAATCCGGCGCTTGTAATACCAAGGGACGTAGGCGTTACGCAAGATGGAGCGACCTTGCGGGTTGTTGAGTTTCGTCGTGGTGCGGAACAGTAGGCATTTCTCGATCGGCAGGTAGACAACGCCTTTACCCTTAGCGTTCGGGTCGTTTTGGTATGCGCCTTGGATACCGCCGTTGTTGTCGAGTTCCCATCGTTCAATCGTTTCTTGTGAACGGACAGGGAGTTTGCGCCAACCGATACGGCCATCCTTGTGTTTCGAGCGGGTGCGTGGATCTTTCGTGAAGCCCTGTCGCCGCTTGTAAACAACTTCATGGTAGGAGTAGCCGTACACGAGGAAGCCGGTGATTGAAGCGAGCGTGTCAGCCCACGAGTTCGACATATCGCTCAGGCATGAGGAAACGAATTCGGCTTCCGTGATTGAACGCTCATCGTCAGCGTCGGAAGGTTCAACGCTCCAGTCCACTGACCGGATAAGCATTTCGATTGCTTGCAACATCGCCCCGACGACAGGGTCGTTGTCCGCCATCTCACGGTAGTTCGCATACTGCTGTTTGCCTTGCAGTTGACGTAGGAAGTCGTTACGGATTTCGCCGCCGTACTGATGCAGGCCGGATGAACCGATCTCCATGAAATCAGTCGAAGTTGGGCGAGCCTTCGAGATGAGGGTCGGGTCGAGGTCAGTCACACCATAAGCGTAGCCGATAACCGTCGCCGCCGGTCGTTGCTTACACGGTAAGCGCCGAGGGTTACGCTGTTTCGGTTGCCCTCTGCGTGTAGAAACCCACGATGGCCGCTTCATCGCCCTTCAGTACGCCGTGAGCGTAATCCGTGAGGGTCATTGTTCGGGCGAACCCTTTGCCCATCGTGATGAGGCCTCTTCGTTCCATACGTTTCACGAAGTCGTGCGCCGTGCTGGTTGAAGCCATATTGAGGTGAGCGCCGAGTTCCCTGATGGTCGGCGGGTAGCCGTTCACGCTATGGAACTGGTCGATGAACATGCAAGCGTTCACCATCCGGTGCCTGCTGTCAGCCGACACGACTCGGACGTATCTTCGTGTAACCCATCTCAACCATCGTAGCCTCACAAGTCGCGCAGACATCGATGTATCGAGGGTAAAGCACGTTCGCCTTCCTGTCCCATTCTTCACGGCCAGTCAACTGCATCATGTCGGTGTAGCCGTTCTGCTCACCGCAGTAATCGCAGTACGGTTCAACTAGCGCCAAGGTTCTCACTGTAGCCGTCCTCCTCACAAGTTTGGCAGACGTAAATGGTTTGACCGTCATGGTCGCTTACGCATATTTCGTCGCCTTCGGGGACACGCCGATCGCACATTTCGCAGTTCGTCCATTCATCGAAACCCATCGTCAGGCAACGATAAGTTAGTTCAGCCAAGCATCGGGTCATGTAAATTTCCCAACTCTTGTCCGGCGCATACGGGCTGTACTCAGCGATCGACATGCCGCTGATCGGAAATGTTTGCACCTCCGCCCACCCTTTCCCTTTGA